TCCGCGGCATCGCGGCTCATGCAAAAGATACGGCGGTATGTGCCCGTACTTCAGCGTGTGCTCGGGAACTGCGCGTATCGAAGAGTTCCCTGTCGTTGCCGATGCGCACGAAGAGCTCAAGGAGATCTGAGATGGCCGAGTTGGAAGATCTTTCGGGTTACGAAGAAGCTGGTCGGCGACTTGCTGCGGCGATGATCAGTTACAACGCGGGTCTGTCATTTCAGACTGTCTACAAAAAATATCTCGAGAACCGCCCCCCCGGACGCGCGTGGCTTTTGGCCGCTCGCTGGATTTTGAAAGCATTGGCGAAACAGCCCCAGCCTCCTCTTGTTTGGGGCGTTGAAATCCAGGAAACGCAGAGCGGTGCCTCGAATGCGGAAAAAGAGAACGCGATCGTCAACAAGCACCTCATCGCGATGATGACGGAGCTACAGAATGAGGGTTTCAAGTCCGAGGCGGCGCTTGCGTTTATCGCGTTCGAAGGATCACGAAACTTCAATCTCGCAACGCTTCTCGACATAGCGAAGATGAACGTGAGCGAGGAGGGAGCGATGGCTTCGCTCCTCGAGTACGCGCACGACGAGATCTGCCAAAGACTCGACGAAGTGAGCGAAGAGGTGCCTCCAGGAGAGAAGTGCCACTAAAGATTTTTTTTTTTGAATTGTGTGTGTACGTGAACGAGTGAACTAGGAGAAAAAACATGACTCAGCAAACAGTCGTCGACTACACGGCGCTTCTCGCCTCGGGGTCGAAAGCGAAATCCAAGAGACCCCCGATCCTCCTTCTCTACGGCGAGAAGAAGATCGGAAAGACCACCTTCGGAGCCGCATTTCCGAAGCCCGCGTTCCTCTGTGGAGAGGACGGAGCGCACGGGATCGCCGACTTCCGTTGGCCGAACGAAGGATGGATCACGAGCTGGACGTCGCTGCTCAACTACACGCGTGCGTTCGTCCATGCGAAGCACGACTTCAAGACGATCGTCGCCGATACGCTCGGACCGCTCTCTGCGGTTTGTCTCGAGCATGTCGTCGCTGAGTCGAAGAAGGGCTCGTGGGAAAAGATGGGCTGGGGCAAGGAAGAAGACCTCGTCGGAACGTGGCGCGTCTGGATGAGTCTTCTCGAGCGTTGCCGAAACGAACGCGGGATGAACGTCGTTCTTCTCGCGCACGCGGTACAAGCTGGCGTCCAAGACTCACAGCACGGCGACAAATACTACGTGTGGCAAGGCGACATGCACCGTGCGATCTGGAACGCGACGAGCAACTGGGCGGACATCGTTCTCTACGCCGCGAAGGAACGCGCACTCCACGATCCGGGTGAAGGCATTCACACGCGCGCGGTCGTCAAAGACAACCACTGGATCTACACGGCGCAGACGTCCGCCGACTACGGCTTCGAAGCCGGAGTGCGCGGCGGCTACAGGCTCACGCCGAAATTTCTGCTTTCGTACGATGCGTACAACACCGAACTGAACGAGACCGCTGAAGCGGTTCGTCAACGAATCCTCGCACTCGCGAAGGCGATGCCAGCGACGGACGATCCTATGGTGAAGAACCTTCTCCTCTGGGCGACGCCCGCGAACCTCGCGACGTTCGGCGACGACATCAACAAGCTTCGCGCGCTGGAGAACCAGCTCAAGGAAGCCAAGGAGAAGAAGGGCTCCCAGTAGGATTTTTTTTTGTGTTTGTGTGTGAACAAAGGAGAAACAGTCATGAAAGGTCTTTTCAAAGCACGAGCAATCACCACGCCGGACGCTGAAGGCAAGCCGATGAGTCGCTTGCAGTTGTCCAAAACGAAGGGCACCAAGCACTTCTTCATTCTCTTCGAGATCATCTCGGAGGGAGAATTCAAGGGACGTCGCGTTCCCTGGGAAGGGTGGCTGACGCCCGACGCGGAAGCGCGCACCATCGAATCGCTTCTTCTCTGCGGTCTCGAGAACGACGATCTCTCGAATGCCATCGGCATCGACAAGAACATCGTCGAGATCGACGTCGAGGAAGAGTCGCGCGAGGTCGACGTCGAGAAGATCGACGAGGCGACGGGCGAACCGTACATCACGAAAGAGAAACGCATTCGATCTCGCGTTCGCTGGGTGAACGATCCGCTTCGTAGCGCATCGGTGCACAAGGCGATGGATACCGGCGAAGCGCAAGCTTTCGCTGCGCGGTTCAAGGGATCGATCCAGGCTGCACGTCAGCGTCGCGGTCAACCGGCTTCGGCTGGAAGCGGGACGTCGTTCGACTTCGGTGCGAACGCGCCTCCGCCTCCTACCGGCGCAGCTCCCTCGGGTGGGACGTCTCCGCAGATGCAAGCGCCGCCTGCAAAGCCTCCCGTGAGCGAGGAAGCAAAGAATCCGAACCCGAACGCGGGTTACTGATCGCACCCTCGGGACGCGAGCACATCGCTCGTGTCTCGAATGAGCTACACGTTCGGTTTCTAGAACCAAACACATCGACGACCCTATGGCTTTTCGAAGCCGGTGACGCCTCTCGCGAAGGCTTGGACGTGGAACGTGTAGCTCGTTCGGGACATGACCAGGTTCCAGCAACGTTTCTTTATTTCCGTTGACGAATGGATCGGAGGACTCCTCTGCATCTATCTCTGGCGCGTGCGTGACCCGGCATTTGCCTACGTGTTTTCGTTCTGGATCTTTTGCGTCTACGTGATCTCGTACCCCGCGTACTGGGGATGGTGGTCGTGGGCCTGGCGCTGGTGGAGGAGCTGGTGAACGTGGAATCGATTCGTCGTATCGAAAGCTTCTGCGAGCTTCACGACAACTTCGAACAGCTCGTGGCACGCGTGAGCGTCGATCGCTCGGAGACCATCCAGAACGGCGACGTGTTCCCGCATTTCGAGGGCAGGCAGTATCGATCGCTCGGGACCATGTCACTCGTCGACGGAGAGGACTGGAAACCGAATCATCACGGCGTAGACGTGCGGATCGTCGAGGTCGTTGTTGTCCCGATCGAACCCGATGGCTCGTCGTTCATCCGGATGCGTATTGAGCTCGATTCGGAGAGATCGAAGAAGAAGAGAAAGAAGAGGAAGCGATGACAACACCGGTTGGAGAGCTCACCGCGGGCGAGGTTCAGAAAAAGCAGGACATTGCTTGCCGGACGTGCGGCGTCGTAGGGGAAAAGATTTCACCGGGCGGATACTGCTGGGACCCGCACGCGTGCGCTCAACGCCGAATGGAGCGCGTGTCTGGGAAGAGCAAGCTTCGCTATCCGTGCATGGTCACGCTCTTCGAACACGGCGCGCGGTACTACCTTCGCGAATTCGGTCCGAAGATTCTTCCGCCTCCGAATCCGCTCCCGAAGGGATTCACGATGAAGGACTACGAGGCGAACCCGAACCACGTCTACTACGAGGCGGTCATGGAGATCGGAATGGCGACGTCCTTCAAGCCCGAGAAAGCGCTCGCGCTCGCCAAGATTTTCAATGGAACCGTAGTGAACAAGTGAGGGATCCCATGGGCAAGAAGACGAAGCAGCAACTCGCGAAGGAAAAACGCATCGCGAAGCTCAAGAAGGAAGAGAAGAAGCTCGAGAGAGAATCAAGCGCGCTCAACAGGAAGCTCGAACGTGAACGCGCGAAGGGTCAGCGCGAGATCGATGCGCTTGAGAAACAAATCGAAAAGCTTCAAGCCAAGCTCGATGCAATCTTCGATCGCGCTCTTCCATCGCAGAAGAAGTTCGACAAGGTCGAAGACAAGCTCCTCAAGGTACGCAACACCGTGCGTGGTCTACTTCCCGAGCCTCCTCCGTCCGACGCGAAGCGCCGAGACCCCGACGAAGAGGAGTAGCCATGCGTCTTGCGTCCAAGCTCAAGATTCCGAACATCGCCACGGAGACCGTGGGGATCATCGGCGCGAGCGAAGTACGCATCGAGTGGCCCCATCTCGACGGCGTTCGCGAAGCTCGTTCGTTACGGCTACGTGAAGGCAAGTGGACGCAGCATGCTCGTGGCGAGCGAGGTGCTCTTCGATGGGTAAGCAACTGGAGGAGAAATGATCTGCAATTTTTGTCGGCATGAAGTGGTGATGTCGCCGGAGCCGCGTGACCTCCGATTGGCTTTTTCTGCGTGGTGTCCAAACTGCGGCGCGTTCTCAAGCGGGAAGAAACCAATGGTGAGACCCGCGGAAAATCCTGAATCTGCGAAGAGAGATCGCGAGAAGGAAAAAGAGGACTACGCCTACGCCGTGCTCAAGAACATGGGCATCGACATGTCGTGCGGATCGTGCGCGTCGCAAGCTTTCACGGGGTCAACTGTTTACAGGCACACATGCACGAAGCCGTTCTGGAAGACCGAGGAACAGGCGGTTACCAAGCTTCTCGTCCGTACGATCTTGTCGCATGCGACGTCGTTTGACTGGTCGCTCCAGGGCTTTGGAATGTTCCGGCTCTATCTCTCGAAGGAGCAGCGGCTTCATGTCTGGGACGATCGCTTCGCGGTCCCGAACGTCTCGACGATTCACACGCATCCGTGGCACTTCACGTCGTACGTCGTCTCAGGACGGATGACCGACGTGCTCTATGAAGTTCATCCTCTGATCCCGCTAGCCGTGCCAGGATCAGACTCCTACGAGAAGCAACAGATCGTGTGCGGCCCTGGCGGCGGCGCATGCGGACCTGTCGAACATGTTCTTCTCTCGAAGCTGCAAGAGGTCACGATCGAGGAGGGTCAGTCGTACAGCCTTACCGCGGACGCGTTCCACGAATCGAAACCCGAGCCGGGAACCGTCACGATCATCGACCGCGAATTTCGTGAGGATACTGAGCACGCGTACGTGTGCTTTCCGCATGGACAGAAATGGGTAAGCGCGGAGCCGCGACCAGCACTCGTGAAAGAAGTTGAGGCGATGGCAGAGCGCGCGCTCGCGAGGTTCCGGTGAAACTTCGTCGACGGCGAATCGTTCGACTTACCGCTGCGGTCGGCGGCGATGCTGGCGCCCCATTCGATCGCGTCGTCATCGCT